GAGGCGGGTCATGGATCTCCTCCGGGACTTCGGTGTCCGTTGTTACCGATCAGTATCCCGACCTGTCTCCCGGCTGTTATCGGCGCCCCCACCCACATTCCGCGGCGGCGCGTCCAGCTCATCTGACATGGGCAGCAAGTCCCCGAGCGGCCGATCCAGCCACTCGGCTAGCGCGTAGAGCTCGTGCGGGAAGAAAGGCCGCCGGCCGGTCAGCTTTTTGCTGACCGCCGACTGCTCGATGCCGAGGAGTTCGGCGAGTTGGGTCTGGGTGCGACGCGTGTCCCCCGCGTACTTCATGTACCACGCGACACGCCCACCGATGGCCCTGTTGAGGGTCGTGACGTCGTCACGGTTCGTGTCCATGAGGCCAATCTAGGACATACCGGACAGATGCGTCCACACGGCGTGTCGTGGTTGACGGTTTAGTCCGCTCCGTCCTACGTTCCCTTCATGACGCAGCGGACTACTCCTCCCGCACCGGACTACCTCACTCCGGGCCAGGCGGCGGCCATCGCGCACGTCACCGTCCGGACGATCCATCGCTACGGCACCAGCGGACTACTCGCGTTCGTGACGCTCCCGTCCGGCCACCGCCGCTACGTCCGCGATGACGTCGAAGCCCTCCTGAACACCGCCGCCTGACGCCCGGCGGCGACTGCTCAGACCAGCCGCCGCCGGTGCAAGACCCCAGCACCACACGCCGAAGGCCGCCCCATCCCTGCCAGGAACTACGGGCGGCCCTCAACAAGAAGGAGTATCACATGTCGACCACCTGGACAGCCGCCCCTCAGGACGTCGAGCGGCTGATCTCTGCCGTGACGCCGCACGTGGAGTCCGACGGGTATTACCCGGCGCTCAACTGCGTGCATGTCGAGCTGACTGCCGACACGTTCCTTGCGGTGGCCACCGACCGCTACACGCTCGGCATCTCCTGGTCCGCTCTGGAGGAGTGGAACAAGGAGGCCGAGTCGGTCGAACCGCTGTCGGCCAACATCCACGCCCGCGACCTGCGTCGCCTGTTCACCTTCCTCAAGCCGCACAAGAAGCTCGCGGCGACCTGGACCCTCACCGAGGAAGCGCTCACCGTGACTGCTGGCGGCGAGTCCCTGTCGGTGCGGCCCGTCATCGTCGACTTCGTCAAGTGGCGCGGTCTGCTTCCGAAGCTGATTGACAGGGCCAACGCTGCCGTGCCCGCGATGGCCTTCGACCCGATCCGCGTGGGCGCGTTCAACCAGTCGGCCAAGGCCCTCGGTGAGCGGCTGATGTCCTGGCAGTTCGGTGGAGCGGCCACCGACGCTCCAGTCGTCCGTATCGGCGAGAACTTCGTGGGCGTCCTCATGCCCGTCCGAATCCCGGACGAGCTTCCCACTCTGGACCTCTCCGCCATCGGCATCGAGGGTCCCTCGGCGGTGGCGGCATGAACGCCGACACCCGCGAACTCCACCTGCTGGACCTGTACCCCTCGGTCCCGACCCGCTACGAGCGCCCGAACCGTCTGCGTCGTCTCGCCCGCCGGGTCCTCAACTCCCCCGCCGCCGGCCACCTGCGGGCCGCTACCGGTGCCGCGTTCTGGCCCGCGGTCTGTGCGTCCGGTGTCGTCCTCGCCTTCGTGGTCCTCGCGTCGCTGCAGGCCCTGACTCCCGTCACGGCGATCCGATGAGCCGCGTCGTCTGGACCCGGTCCATGTGCGACACCCGACCGCGAATCCACCGAGTGGACGCGCCCAGGCTCCGCCCGGCCAACGTCGACGAGCAGCTGCTGTACGGCTTCGTCCCGGAAGGCGAGCAGCGGACCGAGGTCGCCACGACGACCTGTGGCATCGCGATCACGATCTGGCTGGAGGAGCCCGACCCCAGTGGCCGCTGGTACCGGTCGGTGCGTTACGAGGACCTCGGCGTCAGCCTGCTCGTCCGCCACGCGGACGCGATCGGTGGCCGCCGCTGCAAGAAGTGCTGGCCCGTGGACGGTGCGCAGTGATGGCCCTCGCGCTGGCCTTCTTCTGGCTGGCTGCCGCTGTCTCGGTCGGTGTGCTCATCGGCCGCGGGATCCGTCTGGCGGATGAGCGCGAGGTCCGCCCGGAACAGCCCCTGCCCGCGTACGTCCCCTTCGAGGAGTCCGCATGAGCGCCCTATTGGTCTACAAGAACGACCGCCCCGAGGTCATGGCCTGGTCGGTCGACATCCGAGCCCGAGAGAAGGCCGTCACCGCCGCGCGGTTCGAGTGGATGAACGCGATCTACAACGCGCACGGCGTGCCTGACCCCGAGCCGTACGACAAGCACGTCCGCAGCGCCTGGGTCCGCAACGGCGGCGCGTTCATCGGACTGTCGTGGCCACGCGAGCTCGACGGCAACCTGCCCGACGGCTGGTTTCGGCCGGTCAAGGAGCAGCACCTGGTGCGTCCGCGCGGCGACTCGCGCGGCAAGAAGATCATCGCGGAGATGCGGCAGTTCGACCGCCCCGACGCCCGGCGTGAGCTGGAGAAGCGGTTCGGGATGCACGGCCGAACCTTCGCCAGGGCGGGCCTCTACTCGTGCGGGATCAGCTACCAGGACGACGGCGTCTGGGTGACGTGGGCCAGCACTGACGTGGCCAAGGAACCGTGGACCGAGAAGCTCGCCGACCACGGCTGGGTCCGCGTCCCACTGGTCGAGTACATCGAGCGCTTCGGCGAGGACGCGCTGTGACCGCCAACCCGGCCCCCGGTTCCACCTGCGGTCGCCACTGTGCGGCCTGCGCACACCCCGAGGGCTTGACCCCGCAACGGGCCGTCGCCCACTGGCGCGTCGAGCACCAGCGGCAGTCCCTCCCCCACTGCACCCATGGAGGCACGTCATGAGCGCCGCCTACGAAATCGCCGCTAGGCGCGTACTGGAGCGATCGATCATCGACCCGTCCTCCGGATGCGTCCGATACGGCGGGTCCATCGACGGCGGCGGTTACGGCTGCATCACGGTCCCGGGTCTCGGCACCAAGGGCGCGCACCGGGTCACCTTCATCGCTGCGACCGGGCAGCCCATTCCCGAGGGGCTGGCGCTGGACCACCTCTGTCACACGAACTGCGACTGTCCCGGCGACGCGAGCTGCCCTCACCGACTGTGCGTCAACCCGAGTCATCTGGAGCCGGTCACTCCACAGGAGAACGTGCGCCGTCAGTGGAGATCCCGCAAGACGCACTGCGTCCACGGCCATCCGTTCGACGAGGACAACACCTACATCGGACCCAACGGCCGACGTGGCTGCCGTGCCTGCATCCGGCGGCGGGTCGCGCAGTACAAGAGGAGGACGGCATGAGCATCACCCGAGACGACGTCGCGGACCTGCGCGAAGGCGACGTCGTGGAGTTGACGAGCACGACCTGGCCTGACGGAGCGGTCCGCGGCCGGTTGCGGAACGACGGGCTGTACAAGTCGCTCGTCCTCAAGTCGCCCTGCGGTGAAGAGTCCTACGTGATCCGCAACGCGCAGGGGGACCCGTCGTGTGCGGATCAGCGCAGCCTCACCGTCGTCTCCCGCGCCCCGCGCCCGCTGTACGTCAACCACCCGCGCACCGAGCCGAGTTGCGGGGACGTGTTCCAGCCCGAGTTCAGTCAGTGGCCGATCTGGGTCGCGGGGCATGACCGCATCGCCGAGCACAAGTCGGCCGAAAGCTGCCGCTGGATCGGCCCGGGGAGCCTCCCCGCCCACCTCCGCCTCCTGGTCGACGGCGAGACCGGGCAGGTCGTCCCGTGACCCGCTCCCTGACCGTCGCCCTCACCGGTGCCGTCATCCGCGAGGTCTCCCACGCCCTGCACAAGCTGGCGGACGCGATGGACCCGGCCGGGAACGTGGGCCAGGCGTGGGGACCGCGGCCGACGATCGTCCCGGATCACGTGCCGGACGCCTGGTCGGTGAAGTGGTGAGCGGCAAGTGCTTTTGCGGCCACCCCGGGCTGACGTACGAGGGGCCATTGGTCGACTGTGACGTTCACGGGCTCCCGTCAGCCGCGTTCGAAGCTGGCCGTCGCCTCGGTGCGCAGGAGGAGCGCGACCAGCAGCGGATCCGCGGCGACCTGTGTCGCTGGTGTCATCGGCAACCACAGCCGCAGCTTGGCGAGCGGCACGCCGTCCCGCAGTCGCTCTGGGATGGCGACGTGGGCGAGCTGGTCTGCCTCAACGAGGCCGGGCGGCGACTCGCGCACGGCTATGCCGACCAGCCGGAGCCGTTCTGATGACCCCGGACGCCCTGGGTCCGCTGCTGGCCATGGCCTACGCCACCACCGTCGCCGACGCACACGACCTCGCCGCAGCCGCCGTCATGGCCGGTGCGACCGGTGCCGAAGCGAAGGCCGCCGTCGACGAGTGGCAGCAGATGCAGGCACGCGCCGTCCAGATCGTGAGGTCAGCCGCGTGAGCGACACCGAGCGCGTCGAGATCCCCCGCTGCACCTGCTCGCACTCCCACGTCAACCACACCCGCGGCACCGGCAAGTGCTGGTCCGCCGTGTGCGCCTGCGCCGGATACCGCGACCCCGTGGAGGCCGCCGTGCAGCGGCATCCCGCCGGCAAGGCGATCCCCGAGCACCTGGACACCAGTGACATCCAGGACTACCTCCGCCAGAAAGGCGAAATCCAGTGAGCAACGACCCCGACCTGATCGACCGACCCTGCTCCCGCTGCGAGGGCTGCGGCCAGATCGCCAACAGCGACGAAGGCGAGCCGTGGACGTTCTGGATGAACCTGCCGCTCAAGTCGGCGCTGGCCGTCACGCTCGGACTTGTCAAGCCGGTCACCTGCCCTCAGTGCGACGGCGAGGGGCAGCAGTGACCGACATCAAGCCCGGCATCTACGACGACCTCGACGAGAACGAGTACCACCGCGACCCGGCCCTGTCGGCTTCCGGTGCGAAGCGGCTCCTGCCCCCCAACTGCCCCGCCCTGTTCAAGCACGACCGGGACAACGGCGGCCGACCCAACAAGCGCGCGTTCGACGTGGGTCACGCAGCCCACGCCGCGGTCCTCGGTGTGGGCCTCGAAGTGGTCATCGTCCAGAAGGTCACCAAAGACAAGCAGCGGGTCGACGCCGAGGACTACGCGACCAAGAGCGCGCAGGAGCACCGCGACGCGATCTACGCCGAGGGCAAGTGCCCGATCCTCGCCAAGGAAAAGGTCGCGGTCGACGCGATGGCCTTGGAGATCCGTCGCCACCCGATCGCGTCCAAGCTGCTCGACCCTGAGCACGGGCGACCAGAGGTGTCCGCGTTCTGGCACGACGAGCAGCGCGGCATCGACCGTCGCTCCCGCTTCGACTGGCTGCCCCACACCGACGGCGGCCAGCTCATCGTGCCGGACTACAAGACGACGGCCAGCGCCGAACCCCACGCGTTCGCCAAGTCGGTCTTCAAGTTCGGCTACGACATTCAGGACGTCTTCTACACGGACGCCGTGCGCGCCGCTGAGATCGCCGAGGACGTCGCCTTCCGGTTCATCGCGCAGGAGACCACCGCGCCGTACCTCATCACCATCCACGAGCTCGACGACGTAGCTCTCGCTCTTGGCCGGGCGCGTGTGGACGAGGCGTGCTCCGTCTTCCGCGAGTGCACCGAGACGGACACCTGGCCCGGCTACTCGGACGGCATCGAACTCATCGGCCCGCCGTCATGGCTGGCAGAGCAATACGGACTCGACGACATGGAAATGGTGGCCTGAGATGAAGCTGACCCACTGCCCCGAAGCGTGGCACGCCGGGCTGTACGCCGGGCTACTGCACGAGTGCCGGTTCGAAGCCGGGCATCGCGGATGGCATCGAGACGAATCCGGTGACCTGTCATGGGGCGGCAAGCTGACCGCCGCCGAGCGCAAGCTCGCTGCCGAGCTCCGGTCGCAGACGGCGGCGATCTGACATGGACCTGACCGACACGATCATCCCGAAGTCCGACCAGCTCAACGCCGAGGATCTCCTCACCGGCCCGCGCACCGTCACCATCACCGAGGTTCGCCGGGGTAGTGACGAGCAGCCCGTGAACATCCACCTCGCGGAGACTCCCGGCCGCCCCTTCCGACCGAGCAAGACGGTCCTCCGCATCCTCGTCGCCGCCTGGGGCAAGGACAGCGACGCCTACGTGGGCCGACGCCTCACCATCTACCGCGATCCCGAGGTGCGCTTCGCAGGACTCGACGTTGGCGGCATCCGCGTCTCGGCCATGAGCCACATCGCGAAGCCGCTCAAGCTTGCGCTGACGGTCTCCAAGGGCAAGAAGGCCCCCTACGTCATCCAGCCCCTCGCCGACGAGCCACCCGCGACCGCCGGCATCACCGACCGGCAGATCGAGCAGCTTGCCGCAGCGTTCCGGGCCGCAAACATCACCGACCGCGACGCAGGACTGGCGTACCTCTCGCAGACCGCCGGCCGCGAGGTGGCGTCATCCAAGGAGCTCACCGAACCCGAGGCGTCTGCGGTCCTCAAGGCCCTCGCCGACAGCCAGCCCGCCGAGCCGACACTGCCGGACGGTGCGGCGTGAGTGAGTCCTGGACCACCACCCACGGTGACCGAGTGTCCGTGTTCCCCCGTCGCCTCCTGACGCGCCTCACGGGCCGACTGCGGGGCACGTCGTGGCACTGGAACGTCACAGCCGCCAACGGGGAGATCGTCGAGTGGGGTGAGGCGTACCAGCGGCGCATCGACGCCGTCACCGCCGCCGAGCGCCACCACCCGCGGGTCGAGATCGGTGAGCAGTCGTGACCCTCACCGTCATCGGCGTCGACCCGTCGATCTCCGCAACCGGGCTCGCCCTCTCCGACGGATCACTCATCACCGTCGGCGGCAAGGCAGACCGCGGTGACGAACGGCTCCTCGACATCGCCTGCCTCCTGGCCACCGCCATTAGCCGCGCAGACCTCGTCGTCATGGAAGACCTGCCCACCCACGCCCACGGTGCCGGGATCACAGGCATGGTCCAGGGCGTCGTCCGGCTCATGTGCCTCCGGGCGTCCGTGCCCTACGTGCTCATCCCGCCCGCGACGCTCAAGAAGTTCGCCACCGGACGCGGCAACGCCACCAAGCCCGACATGCGCATGGAGCTGTTCCAGCGCACCGGCGTGGACGTCCGCGACGACAACCAGTGCGACGCCTGGTGGCTCCGGGCGGCCGGGCTCCAGCACCTCGGGCAGCCCGTCGTCGAGATGCCAGCCGCGCACGTCAAGGCGCTCAGTGCGGTCACATGGCCGACCCTGCCGGCGGTGGCGGCATGACCGAGCCCGAAAGGTTGCCCATCGCGGGCTGCTGCGTCGACATCGACGGGGGCGCCTGGCACGACGTAGCCGACTGCCCCAACCAGCCCGGCAGCGACTGGTACGAGCTGCTGCGCGACATCGAACACACCCGCCGCACCGGCGAGGTTCACCGGCCGGGTGGCCTCACGTGAGCCGGCTGCTCGATCTATTCTGCGGGGCAGGCGGCTGCTCAGTCGGGTACGCCCGCGCCGGCTTCGACGTCGTCGGCGTGGACATCGAGCCGCACGAGGACTACCCGTTCGAGCTCATCGTCGGCGACGCGGTAGCCGTGGCGAAAGGTCTCGCCGGTATCGACCTAAACGACTTCGACGTCGTCCATGCGTCGCCCCCGTGCCCGCGGTTCAGCCGAGCTACCCCGGAAGCGACACGACACAAGCATCCCGACTTGCTGACGCCCGTCCAGGCAGCTCTTCGGCGATGGGGCGGCACCTACGTCATCGAGAACGTCCCCGGCGCACCACTCGACCACCCGGTCGTGTTGTGCGGCTCAGCGTTCGGGCTCCGGGTTCGCCGGCACCGGCTGTTCGAGTCCAACGCCTTCCTGATGTCGCCCGGCTGCTGGCATGACGGACAGCAGGTCGTCGGGGTCTACGGCGACCACGCCGACCAGCGGCAGCACTTCCGTCCCGACGGCACGGCCCGCGGCACCAAGGCCACGTCGGTCGCTGACGCGCAGGACGCCATGGGCATCGACTGGATGACACGTTGGGAAGACCTGGCCGATGCGATCCCGCCGGCCATGACCGAGCACATCGGCGGCCTCCTTCTCGAGCAGTTCGAGGCAGCCGCATGACCCCCACCCGGCCTTGGCGACCTCCCACCCTCGCCAGCGGCAACCCCGTCACCTCCATCACCGAAAGGCAGGCCGACGTCCTCGCGGGCATCTGCCACGGCCATTCCAACAGCGAGATCGGGTCCCGGCTCCGCATCACCGAGGACACCGTCAAGTCTCACGTGAAGGCAATTCTGCGGGCTCTGGCCGCCCGCGATCGGGCGAACGCCGCAGCCCTCGCGTCATCGGGTCAGATCACCGTCCACGTCCGGGACACCAGTGCATGGAGGGCCGCGTGACGATCATCTCGCTGTTGTTGGTCGATGACACCGTGCACTGCCGGAAGCCCAACGTGGATCCGGAGGTGTTCTTTCCTGCCAAAGGCGCTAATGCGTCCACGGTCGCGGAGGCGAAGCGACTGTGCAACGGGTGGCCCACATCGTCCCCGTGTCCGCTTCGTGACGCGTGCCGCGAGTACGGGGTGAGGAATCAGGTCCACGGCATCTGGGGTGGCTGGGCGGACGACGAGCGTAAGGCGGCACGGAAGCTTCGGCGCATTGTTCCGGCGCCATTGTCGACGGGCGCTGCGTACCCGGTTAGGACCGCGTCGTGACCTGGCTGCTCTCCCACCTTCTCGCCGCTGTGGACGCCGCCGTTGAGGCCGTGATCGACGCGGTCCTCGACGTCGTGTGCGCGGCCTGGGTCGAGGAGGAGGCATGAGCGGGCGACTGTGGGGCGACTGCCCGATCTGTGGACGGCCGTTCCGGGTCAAGAAGGACGGATCTCTCTGGTCGCACACCAACGGCGACAGTAGGACGACACACCTACCATTCTCGTCCCACTGCAGCGGGTCTGGCAGGAAACCCCGGCGCACATTCATGTGGCCGCCGGAGCGCAACCCATGACCCCCGACCAGGCCGCCGGCCTCATCTCCCTCGCCGCCGAACTCGTGGGCACGGTGCGCGACTTCGGTCCGGACGACGTCGCTGCTGTCCTGGCCCGTGTTCCTGACGGTCGCCATGACGCTCTCGCGGTGGTGTTGGCGGCGATGGTGGACCCGGATGCGACACCGACGGAACTGCTGGCGTGGACGACGGCGGGTCCGGTGAAGTCGCGGGAGTACATCCCCCGGCATCTGTTCCTGGCCAGCCTTCCCGCGGAGGCGTTGGGGCGGCATCCGGAACGGCGCGAGGAGGTTCGCCGGTTGACGGCTGCGGGTGTTTCGGCGCAGGACATTGCGGCCCGGTTGCGCATTACTACGCGGGCTGTGACCCGGCACCGGGCTGCCATTCTTGCGGAAGCTGCGGTGGCGTCGTGAACGGCGGGAATCGCTCTGTCGGCCCCAGCGGGAAAGGGGCGGAATGTGAGATGATAAACGGCGAGGCCGCAAGGTGCGCTAACACCTCACGGCCTCTGACCCGCCCGTCGTCTCTACCGAAGGGAGGGCTCTGGTGAGCATCATGCCCCAGGACCCCGACAGCAAGCTAGACCCGCCTACGTGCAACGCAGAAGGTGCACGGATCGGGGTCCCGCCAGACATCACCCAGATCCGATGCCAGCTCGCCACGGGTCACGCCACTCGCCACTACGGCCGGTCCGGCATGTGGTGGGAGACGTGGGGCTCCGGGGCGGACGCCGAGCCGTGGTGGCTGGTGAACCACTGATGGCCGATGACCGGACGTACATCCGCGTACACAAGCTGCGCGCGCACCAGCGCGGGCCACTGCTCATCACGGCGGCGGCCGTGGCCGTAGAGCCTGGACAGTCCTCGATGTACCGCCTCAAGAACTGGTCGGCCCTCCTCTACGTCGGAGCATCCCAGCACCCGTGGCGGCGACTTCAGCAGCACGCCAACGACAAGCCGTGGTGGTGGGAAGTCACCGAAGTCGAGCAGGTCGTCACGCCATCGCACGGCGTTGCCTTGCAACTGGAGGACGAGGCGATCCACACCGAACGGCCGCTCTACAACCGAACCGGACCTTGGGCGTTGCAGCGCAAGGCGGTCCAGCGTCGCGGCCTCCCTGCCGTCGTTGAGGAACTGGTCGCGAGCATGGAGATGCCCGCATGAGCGGCCTCCCGTGGATCCGGTTCGACACTTCCCTCCCGGACAACCCGAAGATCCTGCTGCTCTGCTCCGTCAAGGACGGACACCGAGCGGCGTTCGTCTACTGCTGCTCCCTCGCCTACGCGGGCAAGCACGGCACTGACGGGTTCATCCCCCGCGAGGCCCTGACCCGCATCAACGGCCGCACGGCCGACGCGGATCGCCTGGTCGACGTCGATCTATGGAAGCCCCACCCGGGCGGCTGGGACATCAACGGCTGGTCGGACAAGCAGGAGTCGACCGACGAGACCAAGGCCCGGTCGGAGCGCGCGAAGGCGGCTGCGGCGAAGCGCTGGTCACAGGAGAAGGCGGCCGAGGGTGGCCCGCAGATGAGGCTCGCATGAGCGGCCGGGTGATGCCGCTGGCATATGCGACCGGCATATGCGGGACGCATGTGCGCGGCGCTGATGCACGTACGAACGAACGAACTGACGCAGATAACTACTCAACCTGCGAGGACATCTTGCTGCTGAGTAACGCGGGCGCGACCAAACCAATCTCTCTCGGCAGATGGGCGGCAAACCAGTGAGCTACGACAAGGACACCGGCAAGGGTGTCACCGAGGGCGAGTGGCAGAACCGTCGCCTCGACAGCGAGATCGCCGCGCTCGGACGACCGGGCATGACGGCGGCCGAGTTGGCGCCGCTGCTGTCGGAAGACCTGCGCTCCCTGTACTGGCGCCGAAAGCTCGACGTGTACTTCGCGCAGGAACTCGGTGTCGATGCCGGGGATGCGTCATGAACGACTGCGACCTGTGCGGCGGTCCGGTCCCGTGCGACGAGCAGTGCGAGCAGTGCGCCTTCGTCCGGCACACGACCTGCTGCGAGGCCGCCCGATGACCTCCCGCCGCTGCACCGCTTGCCACCCACTCGCCTTGGAGGCGTCGTGACCACGGGACCGTTCCGCGACCGAGAGCACATGCTCGACTGCCTTCTCGACGAACTGCTCAAGACCCGACGGCCAGGCGAGACGGCGGGCCAGTTCGCAGCACGGCTCAACCCGCGCGAGCTAGAGCCCATCTACTGGGCCCGCAAGATCCGCGAGTACGCCGACGCCAATGGCATGGACCCGGACGCATGACCCGCCGCCCGCACCTCGCCAAGCGCGACCCCCTGCCGCGCATGGCCGTCGTCGGCTGGCTCCGCTACCCCTGCCCCTGCCACGGGGAGCTACCCACCCAGAAGTCCCTCATCCACATGACCCCCGACGTGGCGCACTGCAACGGATGCGCCGCCGACCGACTGGCTGGAGAGACCGCGTGAGTGACGATCACGACGGACGGGCGCCTCAAGAAGTCATCGACCGACTCATAGCCGCCGCCCCCGATCTCGCGCCGGAACTGATGACCCAACTGCTCGCTGCCCTCCGAGACAAGGAGCGGCTCGGCGAGGCCATCACCGACCTGTGCTGGAAGGCCACGCCTTACGGCGGGGGTGAGTCGGTGTCGGCGTACGTACTTCCCGCCGGGACCGTGCATCGACTAATCGGCGCTGCGCAGGGGGCTGGCATCCCCGCCGCGTTCCGAGCCTTTTCGGGCGTGGACGGCGACCAGTGACCGCCGACCAGACGGCCGTGAACCACGCCGCCCTCATCGCAGCAGCCGCCCGACTCGAAGGCGCGGGTTACGACGGGGACTCGTACCGCTTCGTAGAAGGGCTCGTCGTCTCCGTCCTCGCAGACGGCTACTGGCGCCTCGAACCGGTGCCCGCACCCCGCGGACCAGGAGCCAGCCGGCAAGCCATCGAGGACGCCAAGCAAGCAGCCAAGGCCGCAGTACGAGCCAGCAAGGACCGACGGCAGACCACCCGCAACGCACGACACGAGGAGACGAAGTGAGCCACACCCGAGAGGAACTTCTCGCCGAGCGGCAGGCCGACCTTGACGCACAGCGCATCGTCGTCGACCGGCTCGAGGATCTGGCAGCGGCGGCGCGGTTCACGCTCCGCACCAAGCAGGCGCAGATGTCAGTGCTCACGGACCACCTCGCGCGCGTTGACGCCGAGGCCTCCCGATGACCGCCGCCACCGACCGGGCCGGCGTACCTGCCGAGCACTGCGCCGACTGCGGCGTCCCGCTGGCTCAACCTGACGAACTGGTCAGCGGCCTGTGCCTATACCACCTCAACCTGCCATCTTTCGCCGCCGATGACGCCGGCACCGGCTACAGGGTTGAGCTGGGTGGCCAGACGTACACGCAGGCGCAGTGGGAAGCCCTCCAGCCCTACATCGACGGCTGTGCCTATGCCGACTCGGAGGACGCCGCGACGTGGACCGCCGGCACCGACCGGACCGGCGCAACCGACGCCGAGTTCCGCAACAGGATCGCCGCGTTCGAGGGTGCGGACGCCGCTCCCGAATCGTTCGACGCCATCGCGGCACTGCGGCGGGTGGAAGCACTCCTCGTCGAAGTCGAGCGGATCCGAGAGCACAACCTGCGCACGTTCGGTGTCAGTTCCACCGTCGCTCGCGTCGGAGTCGCTGACGTCCGCGCCGCTCTCGCCGCCCCGCAGACCGGGCAGCACGCCACCGACGGGGAGGCCCAGCAGGCATGAGCATCCACCACGAGGTCACGGTGCACTGCGACACGTGCGGCGAGTGGGAGCGCGTCGACGGAGAGCCCGCTCGCAAGCGCCGCCGCCGTGGCTGGCGCATGTGGAAGGACGAGTACGGGAGCTGGCGGCACTCCTGCCCGAAGTGCACCAAGGCTGCCCGGTGACCGCCGCCGTGCCCGATCCCCGCGAGGACATCGACTGGACGAAGCACCGGGGGTCCTGCCGGGTCTTCTACGCCGAGCGCCGCTGCACCTGTGGCGCCGTGCCCGGTCCCCGTTTCCGCGACCAGCTCGCCGAGGACAACCCGCTGCTGACCGAGGCGCTGCGCTACTACGCCGAGCGTCGAGCGATGGACAACCCGAAGGGTTGGGCGCACGTCCTGCGCGTGCTCGACCACGCCATCGACGCGGGTGCCTTTGTCGTCCGAGGAACGCCGGTCTCGGAGGCGCAAGTCGACGAGGCCCGCATCGTGCTCACGCACTTGGCCGAGGTGGAGGCCCGTGTCCAGGCCGCTGCCAACCAGCGGGCGGCGGAGGTGCTGCTGGCAGCGGCTCAGTGGCTGAACGCCGACCCCGACGAGGGTGGCGCCCCGTACATCACCAACGACCACACGGTGCTGTTCCCGGACAAGCTGGAGATCGCACAGGTCGTCTCGTGGGCCTGCGCGTCACTCCGGGATCGCGCTGCCGCTCTCGCCTCTCCCGCGCCCACCTCGCACGTCACGGCAGACGGCGAGGCGGGGCAGTGACCCCGCCCGGGTCTGCAGGGACCGTCGGCCGCAACTCACGCACCGAGCCGGCGCCGCACCCGTGGGAAGCCCGCCCCACCGATCCGGGCGAACGTCAGCGATGCCAGCACTGCCCCCAGCCACGACACGAGCACGGGAAGGCGACGAGATGAGCGAGGCAATGGGAGAACTGGTGAGCGAAAGCCCTGAGCCCTGGGAATGGGACGCCCTCCGCGCGCAAGCGGAAGACTTCCGGGCCGCCTGGCGCACCGCATCCGAATCCGCAGACCGTTTCCGGGACGTCCTCGCCGAGTCACTCGGCCACCCCGACGGGAGCCCCGGTGACGATGTCCTGATCGCGGAACTTCGTGAACATTTCGGAAAGACCGGGCCTGAACCGACCCGCTGGCGAGACTTCATCATCGGAGCCCGCGCCCGGTTGGACCAGATCGAAGCCATGCCTGACCCGATCCGCCGCGCTCTCGGTGGCCCGTCGTGACCACACGCGACGTTGACGGGGCGATGCGGGGGCTGAGCTTCGATCTGCGGGGCTCGGAGGGCATGGCCAGTACCGGTGGACCCCTGGAACGTCCTGGGGCCAATGAGGGGGTCGAGTGACCGCCGCCCAAGGCACTGACTGGGCCATCGACCGGATCGTGTCCGTCACCGACGGGGACACCGTTCGACTGATGCGATCCCGCATCCTCGGCGTCAGCGACGGACTCGAAACCTTGCAGCGCGACACCGATCCAAAGGGCGTTGCGATCCGGCTCGTCAACCTCGACACCCCAGAGCGTGGAGAGGCGGGCTACGAGCTAGCGCGGTCGGATCTATTCCGGTGGCTCTACACGCAAGATGCCTTCCACTCCGGCGGCAACCTCCGCGTCATCACATACCCGGGCGGCGGATTCGACCGACTCCTCGGCGACATCTACGTCAACGGCGACATCGGCAGCACCGCTAGTCAGCACATGCTCCGAAACAAGAACTGGCCGCCTTACGTACGGGGGAAATGAATGACCGCCGCCACTTGCCCTGTCTGTCTCGCCCAGCAGGACGCCGGATTGTTGTGTAGCTCCTGCTGCGATCGTCTTGAGCGGGAACTCGGCGACGTGGCCGCCATCGTCGGCGAACTCGACGTGACCTTGAGCAAGCAGGCGCGCATCGGCACACCCGGGAAGTCCGGGCTGGCACGGGAACGCATCCCGATAAACGTCGGGGCCATGCAGGCCGCCGACAACCTCGGCAACGTCCTCACGACGTGGGCGCGGGATGTGGGCACCGAGTGGTGGTCATTCAGGCGCCCTGCTGCGCGGTCGGTCATCGCGGCGGGCTACCTGCTTGGAGAGATCAACGCCATCCGCCGGCACCCTGCCGTGGTCGAACTGGTGGACGAGATCACCGACGCCGTTGCGCAGGCACGACGGGCAGTGGACCGGCCAGCGGATCGCGTGTTCGTCGGACCGTGCATGAGCGAGCAGCCCGACGACGAAGGACGGCTCGTCACCTGCCTCGAAGACCTGTACGCAAGGGAGGGCGCTGGCACCGTCCGATGCAAGGTGTGCACCTGGGAACATGACGTGGCCGAGAGGCGGCAGTGGTTGCTCGACCGGGCAGCCGACCGCCTGTTCACAGTCCGGGAAGCAGCGCAGATGATGGGCGACGTCGGCGGGATCCGGGTCACCGAGTCGTCGATTCGGGGCTACATCCACCGAGCGAGCAACCCGCTCAACTACCGAGCAGGAACCAAGCTCATCCGGTTGGGCGACCTGCTCACCGTGGTGCTGGACGAGAGCGAGAGGAAGGGCGCGGCGTGAGTGAGGAGATTGACCAAGTGGTCATACAGCGGACCGTTCGAGATGCCGACTGCATTCGTAGGTTCGGAGAGGCGGCGATGGAAACGGCGCAAGCCATGCGTGACTTCGCCGATGCGTGGAGGCGCGTCAGCTTGCGCTGACCGCAGCGTTGTGCGAACGTAAGCGCCAATAGGTCTTAGACCTGTCTCCAAAGCCCGCCGAGTCCCGCGACCGGCGGGCTTTGCTGCGTTCAGACCACAGCCCGCACCTTGGCTGGACCCCTGGTGGGCGCGTGATGGTGCGAGGACTTGCGCCCCTCAGTCAAGGCGCTCTAAACCTGAATGAAGCGACGGCGGGTCAGGTCTTAGGCCGCAAACCTGAACCCGTGGCGGGCACATCTTCCGGGAGCCGTCATGGTCGACCGCATCCCGTGGGCCTACGTCGAAGCCGGGCGATTCATCGCTGGCTGCATCGCAACAGGCGCCGTACTCGGCGTGGCTGGTGTCCTCTGGCAGATGTGGGGAGAGCGACGTGGGTGAAGACGAAGACGTCACGCGCGAAGCCCTCGTCGAGAAGCTGCGCGAACACGTGGCCGCATCCGCCGACGGCGCCTACCTGACCGACTTCATCATCATCGCCGCCGCCGCCTCACTGTCGGACGCCGACGCCACGACGTACGTCACCGAGACCAGTGACGGACCCGTGCACCACCGCCTCGGCCTGGTTCGCTACCTCACGCTCCGGTCCGACGGGCTACTGGACGACGACGATGACTAAGACCGTCCCGCCACTCGACGTGCTCGAGACTCAGATCGTCGACGCCCTTGCCGAGCTGCGAGGCGCACGGTTGGACCGCGACCACAGCCCCAACGCCGACACCGAACGCACCGTCGAGTACGCCGAATACCGGCTCGACCTGCTGTTCGAACGCAGGGCCAAGGCTGGGGCTTAGGTGGTGGCACGGCGCGTCTGCTCGACGCCCGGTTGCCCGACGCTGGTTGAGCAAGGCCACTGCCGGGAGCACGCACGACCCAACGCACACCAGCGCGGGTACGACGGAAACCACAAGCGGACTCGAGCTGCATGGGTTGAGCGAGTAGCAGCCGGCGTCGTCCGGTGTCGCCGCTGTCGTGAGCTGATCCGACCAGGCGAACCGTTCGACCTTGGACACGACGACGTTGATCGGTCACTGCCTTCCGCCCCCGAGCACGTCACCTGTAACCGATCCGCAGCGGGCATCGCCTCGCAGGATCGTCACCGAAAGTGACGACCATGGGGGGTCACCCTCACCCCCACCCCTCCCTCCGCGACCGCCGGGAGGGGTCTCGGTGGTGCGGAGGGTTCAGACCTTCCGCCAGTCGGCCCCTGGGCCACGGAGAGTGACGACCCTAGGTAGGTGATGGACATGGCTCGCGGAGGCGCTAGGAACCGCTCTGGGCCTGCTCCTGACCCGTCCTCTGGCCGGTCGGATGCTCGCGGCTACTCGCTCCAGGCTCTCCCTGCCCAGGGTTACGACGGACCCGTGCCGGAATTCCCCTTGCCGCGCCGGTCGGTCTTCTACACGACCTTCGAGGACAAGCGCCCCGTGCGAGTGTTCGACAAGGACGCCACCGAAATGGTGGCCGACCGCGAGCTCGAGCTATGGGCCTGGGCGTGGAGCACTCCCCAGGCTGCGGCTTGGTCGATGCCCTCGGAGCGCTGGCGCTGGTACACGGTCGGCATGTGGGTCCGCACTGCTGTGATCTGCGAGTCGTCGGACGCTACGGCGGCGGACAAGAACTCGCTCCACCGGTTCGCCGATCAGATCGGTATGACAACTGCCGGCCTCGCTGAGATGGGCTGGAGGGTGGCGGTGGACGAGTTGGCTACCCGTGCAGCCGCACCGGCTCCTGAGCCCGCTCAGCCCCGTCAGCGGCGCCTGCGTGTGGCTGATGCACAGTGACTCGGTCGGCAAGGTCGACTTCCCGACCTTGGGTGACCTTCTAGACGCCTGGACCGAGCAGCACTGTCGTGTGCCGGACGGCTTCTCTCGAGGTGCGCCGTTCCGTAAGTACGACTGGCAGTTCTGGGTGACTGCAAATCACTACCGCATCCGTGAGGACGCGAAGTGGATCCCGGAGCGCCCACTGCTGAACCAGGCGTTCACCTACCGCCGCTCACTGGTGGTCGGTCCGCAGAAGTCCGGCAAGGGCCCTGATGCGGCGACGGTCACTGCGGCCGAGGCTGTCGGTCCGACCATCTTCGGTGGCTGGGCGAAGGCAGGAGAGGTCTACGACTGTCAGCGCGACGGTGGCTGCCCGTGCGGGTGGACGTTCGACTACGAGTCGGGCGAGCCGAAGGGCATCCGTCAGCCGTCGCCGCTGATCCAGTTGACGGCGACGTCGCAGGAGCAGGTCGACAACGTGTACCGGCCGCTGGTGGCGATGATCCACCTGGGCCCGCTCAAGCACACGCTAAAGCCTCGCGAGAACTTCATCCGGATCGTCGGCAACAGTGACGACCCGGACATGGACCGCATCGACGCGGTCACGTCGTCGGCGCTGTCCCGCCTCGGTAACCCGATCAGCTTCGCATTGCAAGACGAGTCGGGCACCTACACGACGTCGAACAAGATGCGGAAGGTCGCTGAGACTCAGCGCCGCGGTGCGGCCGGCATGGGTGGCCGGACGATGGAGCACACGAACCCGTGGGATCCGTCGGAGAACAGTGTCGCTCAGGCGACGTTCGAGGCGCAGACCGACGACGTCTTCAAGTTCTATCGGGTGCCGCCACCGAAGCTGCGGTTCATGGACAAGCGGGAGCGCCGCAAGATCCTCCAGTTCGTCTATGCCGGCTCCGATCACGTGAACGTCGACAGCATCGAGGCCGAGTGCTTCGAGCTGATGCAGAAGGACCCGGCGCAGGCTGAGCGGTTCTTCGGTGGCCGCGTCGTCCAGGGCCACGGGAGCTGGCTGCCGGAGGGACTCTGGGAAGGCGCGTGGGCTCGTGCACTGGCTGCCGTCTCCTGAGCCCGGCACGAGCGTCTGTGGCGGCTTCGACGGGTCAGAGAACGACGACTGGACCGCGATCCGCCTAGAGACGGCCACTGGCTTTCAGTTCACGCCACGCTGGCGGGCGACGGACGAGCCGATGGTGTGGAATCCCGCGCAGCACGGGAACCGGATCCCACGCCTCCAGGTGCACGACGCCTGGGCTGAGCTCGCGATCACCTACAAGCTCGAGCGGATCTACTGCGACCCCGGGTTCAACGACCCGCACGACCCCACGTCGTGGATCTCGGAGATCGAGATGTGGGACCGCGTGCACGGCCCGGAGACGTTCATTCCGTGGCAGATGGGCGGCCAGACCCGCACGCGCGCCGTCCACGCCGCCCTGGTCCGCTTCGAGGCTGATCTACGTAGTGGTGCTCTCACGCACGACGGCTGCCCGATCACGGCGGCCCACATCGGAAACGCCCGCAAGGTCCCGAAGCCCGGTGACCGCTTCCTTCTCGGCAAGCCGTCGCAGCACCAGAAGATCGACGCCGCAGTCACTTCCGCCCTATGCCACGAGGCCGCCGCAGATGCGCGCACCGCCGGCTGGGGCGCCCCGAAACCTTCCCGACGAATGGTGGTGCGCTAGTGGCTGAGCCCGCCACCGAGATTGACCGCCTCTCCGGCCTCATGTCGGCGTGGGCTCCCCGGATCCGGGCGTATGACGCCTACTACGAGGGCGAGCAGCCGATCCGGTTCCTCGCTCCGGCGATGCAGAAGGAGTTCGGGGACCGCATCACGGCACTGGTGATCAACCTGCCGCGCCTTGGGGTCGACGCCTACGAGAACCGGCTCGACATCGAGGGTTTCCGCTTCAAGGGCGACGACTCCCGCGACGAGGACCTGCACGACGCGTGGCAAGCCAACGACATGGACGAGCAGTCGCAGCAGGGGCACCTTGAGTCGCTGAGCCTGTCTCGCGGGTACGCGTGTGTGGGTGCTGGCGATGCGCCTGGCGATGCGCCGCTGATCACCATCGAGCACCCGTTGCAGGCGTTCGTGGATCGCGACCCCCGCACCCGCAAGGGTCGTGCGGGCATCAAGCGCGTGGACGACCTGGATGGCACCCGCTGGGCGACGCTCTACCTGCCGAACTCGACTGGCACGTACCGGTGGACGAAGGACGGCTGGTCGCTCGACGGCACCCTCGACGAGCACAACCTCGGCCGCCTGCCGATGGTGCCGCTGGTCAACCGGCCTCGCATCCTGCGTCCGGATGGCGTGTCCGAGTTCCACGACGTGCTGCCGATCGCAGACGCCTTGAACAAGATCGCCACGGACATGATGGTGTCGGCGGAGTACCACGCGATGCCGCGACGGTGGGCGATGGGCCTCAAGGAAGAGGACTTTGTCGACGCCGCCGGTAACCAGATTTCGCCGTGGAAGATGGCGGCCGGTCACATCTGGGCGAATGAGGACAAGGACGTCAAGGTCGGGCAGTTCCCGGAGTCGGATCTGGCGAACTTCCACAACACGATCAAGGTGTTGATCCAGGTCGCCACGATGACAATGGCGCTGCCCCCGCACTTCAACCCGTTCACGGGCGAGAACCCGTCGTCGGCTGATGCGATCCGCTCGTCGGAGACGCAGCTGGTGAAGCGGGTGGAGCGGAAGCAGACGTTCCTTGGCGGCGCGTGGGAAGAGGTCATGCGCCTCGTCCTCCGTTTCCAGACGGGCACCTTCGAGGACCGGGCGCGGTCGCTGGAGACGATGTGGCGTGACCCGTCGACTCCGACGATCGCGCAGAAGGCGGACGCGGTGATGAAGCTTGCGACGCCGATCAACGGTGGTCCGGCGATCTTGCCGATCGACCAGGCCCGCGAGGATCTCGGCTACTCCCCAGAGCAGCGCCGCCGCATGGCGGAGATGGATGACCGGGCGGGCGTCGACCAGAACGTGGCGAGCATCGCGCGCACCTTCCAGGCCGGCGCGGCTACTCCGGTGACCAGTGCCCCCGCCGCAAGCAACGGCTGACCTCTACTCCACGCTGCAGCGGTACCAGTTGCTGCTGGCGTTCGGGGCCCGGCGGTTGTGGCGGGGTATGACGCCGGACTTCGACCGCTCGTGGGCCGGCATCGCGCCGTCTCTCGAGGTGCTCACGTCGGGCGCACAGTTGGCCGCGGCTACCGCTGCGGTCGCCTATGTGCCCGAGGTGCTGGCGCAGCAGGGCATCGACATCGCCGCAGAAGCCCGCGTGCGGCCTCAGGCGTTCGCTGGGGTGGCATCGGATGGTCGCAGCCTCGCCGGGCTGCTAGAGGGCGCGGTGGTCAACGCGAAGCGTGCGGTGACTCGCGGCATGGACGGCGGCGACGCGCTGGCGCTCGGTCAGCGGTGGCTCGACATGGCGTTGCAGACTGCGGTGTCCGATGCGGCCCGTGACGCCACAGCGGTCTCGATCACCACCCGACCGGATGTCGGCTGGGTGCGCATGGTCAACCCGCCGTGCTGCTCCAGGTGTGCTGTGCTGGCTGGTCGGGTCTACAAGTGGAATGACGGCTTTCAGCGGCATCCTCGCTGCGACTGCCTGCACATCCCGACGACGCTCGCCAACGCTGACTCGTTCCTGTCGGACCCGAACGAGCTCGTGCGTCGCGGGCTGATCACGGACCTGTCGAAGAACCAGCGTGATCGGCTCGCGGACGGCGACAACCTGGTCAAGGTGCTCAATGAGTCCCGTGATCGATGGCGTGAGCGCATGGTCGCTGACCGTCGCGCTGAGCGTCGCGCCAACTACACGCCGGCTCAGTTGAGGGCGGCCGACCAGCGGGCTGCCCGCCGGACCACCTGGGGCACCGACACGGCGCCTGTGGTGCCGCGATCCCCTGCCGAGTTCATGACGCACCTGACGACCCGCGTGGATGCGCTGAAGCAGATGCAGGCGGCCGGGATCGTCCAGTAGCGAGGAGCGAATCGTGGACACCAAGAAGATGCGGCATCAGCGCGGACGAGTCCGTCCGACCGCTCGGCCCGCTGAGGTGGCCGCCCACCCGGAGGACCGCTGGAGCTGGCGGCAGGAAGTCGTTGTACAGGGAACCCGGGCACACGTCATCTGCGCCCACTGCAGACGCGCCAAGCCATGCCCGACGGAGGAGTACCTCCACGGCCAGAGCGGGCACGACCTGGCGTTCTGTGGCGGCCCTTTCGGCTGCTACGTCTTCGAAAACGCCCGCTACGCGCGGGAGCACGAAGTCGTCTAGCGGCTGCAGGGATCGTCGCCTAGTCGTCGGCGTGGAGGTCCCAGTGCGCAGGGTCGTCCGTCTCTTCCCAGACATGGCCGCACGGTGCGAGTGATCGACCCTGCTCGTCCACGGAGCACTCGGGCGGTCGGTGGTGCTCGCCGCACGGCCGACACCAAGGTTGGCCGAGTTCCACGAAGAGGTAGCAGCCGCTTTCGCCGCAGCCGCACACCTCGGCAGCGCGGCGCACCCCTTCGATAGCGCGCGTCATAGGCGCCAACTTAGCCCCCCGGGACCGCAACGGACCCGGATTTCCCGCAACGGGAGTGCACTACATGTCTGAGCCAGTCCACACCTCCGAGACGCCCGCAACGGGAGTCACGGTTACCGCACCGGCAACGGTCACGATCCCCACCGACCCGCCTCCTGCGGATCCCCCTGCCGAACCGAAGCCGACCGAAACGGTCGACTACTGGAAGCAGATGTCCCGGAAGAACGAGGAGCGTGCTGCGGCCAACGCCAAAGCCGCCGAGCGTCTCAAGGAGATCGAGGACCGCGACCTCTCTGACCTGGAGAGGGAGCGGCGCGACCGCGAGGAACTCGCAGCGGAGAACACCCGGCTCAAGAGCGAGTCCGCCCGCAACCGGGTGGCGCTTGCCAAGGGCCTGCCACTGGAGATCGCGGAGACCCTCAACGGCGCGAACGAGGTGGAGTTGGCGGCTCACGCGGACCGGCTCATCGCATGGCGGGGCAACGTCCCGCCGACCACACCCCGACCGGATCCCGGTCAGGGTCCGCGACCGTCGACACCCGAAGCCGAACAGCAGGCCGAATACCTGAAGTTCTTTCCGGACGAAGCGGCCAAGCAGCGCTAGTGCGCTCCACCGGACCCGCAACGGGTCCGTTCCCGCAACGGGAGAAACCGCAATGCCACAGATCACCCCCGCACGCCCTTGTCACGATCCGCTACTAGGAGAGAGGCCAACCAATGGCCGAGTACCTGCCCATTTACAAGCCCGGTCAGAGCCTGACCCTCAAGGCCTCTGCCGCGATCACCGGCGGCCAGCTGGTGGCCGTCTCCGGGTCGGGAACGGTGGCCCCCGCGGGCGCTGCTGTCGCGAACTGGATCGGCGTCGCAGCGTTCGACGCTGCGACCAACGACAACGTCACGATCCACTGCGACGGAGTGCAGTCGGTGACCGCCTCCGGGACGGTCACGGCCGGCGATCTGGTGATCTCGGCCGCCGCTGGTGCGGTCTCGACTGCCGCTGCGGTGACGACGCCGACCGCGGGCGACGTGAACACCACCCGTCAGATCGTCGGCGTGGCTCTCACAACCGCGACCACCGGCAACAAGGTGCGCATCAAGTTCACCCGCTGACCCGAGCGGTTCTTCTTTCCCCTTCGTAGGAGATGGCGTGATCGCCTCTCCCCAAGATCATTGAGGTGATCAGCCATCGCTACCTTCCCCCCGGCTCCGGCGACTCTGTCGGACCCCAACGTCACCGCTTCACGGTTCCTGCAGAACCCCAACTTCGTCGCCCGCCGACTGCAGACCCTCGGCGACCTCCGTTACATCGGCACGAGTCTGCTGACGGGTCGTCAGGAGACCTCCGGCGGTGCTGTCGGCTACGAGCAGGTGGAGGGCGTCTTCGCTGACGCTGCCCCCGAGATCGTCGCCCCCGGCGCCGAGTACACCCTGTCGGCCATCTCGGACGGTCCCGCCGGGCTCGCTCGGGTCGCCAAGTGGGGTAAGGACACCGAGGTCACCGACGAGGCGATCAAGCATCGGAACATGGACCCGGTCAACAAGGGCCTGCTGAAGCTGGTCAACTCTGCTGGTCTGGTCATCGACCAGGCCGTCGTCTCGGTCATCGCTTCGGCAATCACCGCCACAGGCGCTGCGGCTGCACTGTGGACGGCGGCGACGCCGACGATTCTGCGGGACATCCTCAAGGCGAAGGCGGCCGTTCGGGCGCTGAACCTCGGCTACGAGCCGAACGCCCTGCTGGTCGACGACACCACGTGGGCCTACATGGCTTCGGACACAGTCATCTCCGCAGCGATGGCCCGAGAGAACGCCAACAACCCGGTCTACACGGGCCGGTTCGACATGATCGCTGGTCTCCAGATCATGCCGACCCCGGCCGCGAACCTGCCCGGTGGCGTCGGCACCAACGCCTGGGTGCTGGACACCAATCAGCTGGGCTTCATCGCCACCGAGGACCTCGGCGGCGGCTACCAGCAGGCCGGCGAGCTCGTGCAGTCGAAGGTCATGCGCGAGGACAAGACGGACTCGTGGCGTCTGCGGGCCCGTGCGAACTTCGTCCCCGTCGTCACCGACCCGGGGGCTGGCTTCCGCATCTCTGGCGTCGCCTGATGAGCCTCAAGGTGACCGCGGCGATGGTGACCGCGCAGACCGAGAACGGCCGGATCGTCTACCTCTACTTCGGTGACGTGGTGCCCTCGGGCATCTCGAAGGCCTCGCTGGAGCACCTCAAGAGCCTCGGCTTCATCGTCGATGACGAGGCGCCCGTGCTGACGGTCATCGAGCAGCCCGAGGGCGAGGTCCAGCCGCCCGTTGTGGGCGGTGACGTGGGGAAGCCCGCTGGGAATGCCGGGCTCGACGACTGGACGGCGTACGCCCGCTCACAGGGCGCCACGGATGCAGACCTCGAGGGCCTGTCCCGTAACGACGTCCGCGACCTCTACAAGTAGCCGGAAGGGAGCGGAACCGTGCCTAACCCCGTGAACGTCTCGGATCTCGAGGCACGGTTCCACTCCTTCACCGCCGCGGAGGAGACCACCGCGCAGGCGTTGCTCGACGACGCTTGGGAGGAACTCCTCGCTCGCGTCCCTGATCTCGAACAGCGCATGGCGGGCGGTCTCACTTCGGTGGGGCTGGTCATCCGTGTCGTCGCAGCGATGGCTGTCCGGGTGCTTCGGAACCCGGAAGCCGTCAAGTCGTGGTCGGTCGATGATGCCGCGTTCACCCGCGACAGCCTCGTCTCGGCCGGATTCCTTTTCGCGTCGGGTGACGAGATCGACCTTCTGACCGGCCGGGCTAGTTCCGCCCGGCGCGGCGCGTTTTCGGTTGCGCCAGCGCAGGAGCAGTCCCGCGCGCCGGGTAGCGAGGCCGAGTTCATCGACTATCTGCGCTACGGGCGACGCTGGTGACTGCCTTTCTGGACATGAGGATGGCGCGCGCGGCTGCCGAGTCCCTGATGTCCTCCACCTGCACGATCCGCCAGCGCGGCACGGGGCCGGTGACGAATCCGACGACGGGCGCGGTCACGTTCCCTGCCGGCGCCACCGTGTACTCCGGCCGGTGTCGGGTCCGCCCCTCTGGCACGCAGGGTTCGACGGCGGAGGCGGGCGGCGCGGAGCTGTTCGTCTTCGACTACCTGATCAGCGTGCCGTTCGCGGTGACCGGTGTCGCTGAGGGGCACCGCGTGACCATCGACGCATCACCCGACCCGGCGCTTGTTGGTGCCGAGGTCGAGGTGCAGAAGGTGGACCGCGGCGAGCACATCACCGCCCGGCGACTGGCGTGCTCGGAGGTGGCGGGCTAGTCCCCCGTCCGATACAGGCGCGGCGCGGCTTCGCCCATGTCCTGCACTTCGACGAAACGGCCACCGTCCGCCTGTGCCTCGTCGGCCGTGTACCAACCGCGCATCTCGGGGCCCATCGCTTCGGTGAGGGCCTTCTGAATGTCCTGCGGTAGCCACTGAAGAACGTCGGCGTGCGTCGGCAAGTCCACGACCCATTCTCTCACCCTGGAGGGCTGTTGTGGACACCCCAGAGACTCTCGCCGCCGCCCTATTGAGGGCCGCCGCGCAGGCGTCCGTGGAGGCCCGCGGCGTCATTCAGAAGGGCGCGCTGAACATCAAGAACGACGCGAGGAAGAACGTCGCGGAGTCGGCCCCCACCCGCAATGCCCACGCCCAGTACGCCATCACTTATGAGACGCACATGGGTGGTGCGACGCTCAGCCCCCGGGCTGAGATCGGCTACGACAAGGACAAGCCGGGCGGTGCGCTAGGCAACCTGCTGGAGTTCGGTGGCGGCAAGGATCACTCTCCCCCACACCGTGACCTGGGGCGGGCGCTGGAGGCCGAGGAGCCGCGCTTCGAGGCTGCTATCTCCACGATCGCGAGTCGGCTGCTGTGACCGTCCCCGTGGTCGACGCTCAGCCGCTTGTTGCCGCCCTTACCGCGGCGATGGCTACGCAGGGCATCGCGTTCGCGGAGGGCAAGAAGCCCACGGTCACTGCGGGCGATCCGTACATCGTCGGCTGGTTCGACTCGGGTGTCATCGAGGACCGTTCGATGCGGTCGCGTGACGGCTGGTCGACCGCGGTCGTGCTCCAGTCCTACGGGGCCAGCCCGGAGTCGGTGCGGATCGCTGTCCGCCAGGGTCGCGCCGCTGTGCTCAGTCTGAACGGTGTGGTCGTCGGTGGTCGGACCGTGCTGATGCCGTCGCACTCCGACCCGCCGCCGATGCAGCGTGACGACGACGCGGACCCGCCGATCTGGTGGCTGTCCGACGAGTGGCGGATTCGCACCTCCGCCTGACCTTCACCCCCATTCTCCGCGCCCGGGCCCCGGTCGCGGCTGTTCCTATGCCGAAAGGGGCCCGCCGTGGCCGACGACCTGACTGCCGAAGTGACCATCCAGTACCCACCCACCGGAGAGACGCGAACCGTCATGGCGGGCGCCGTCGCCGGTTTCACCGATGAGCACGGCTGGGTCGTCGTCGACGCCGCCGGGCGCCGCAAGGCCCAGCAGCCCACCACCCCCTCGAAGGAGATCTGACCATGGCCGACCTCGGCTTCGACGGCATGATCAAGGTGTCGTGGGTTACCACGATCGCCAGCATCGCCGCGCCCACCGTTGCGGAGCTCACCGCCGGCGTCTCCCTGGAGGGGCGCCTGCTGCCGGACGGTCTGACGATCAGTGCGGACACCGCTGAGGTGGACAACAGCAAGATGAACTCGATCGCGAACTCGGCGATCGTCGGCCGGGGCACGTGGACGCTGGGCATCAAGTACGTCCGCGGCGATGCCGCCGACACCACGGCGACCGCGGTGGAGACGGCGATGGCGCCGAAGGCCAACGGCTATCTCGTGGTGCGCCGCGACATCGTGTCGACGACCGCCTTCATCGCCGCCCAGAAGGTCGAGGTGTACCCGGCTCAGATCGGCTACGCCAACCCCGACTCCCCGGCCGCCAACACCCTCCAGGCCGTCGAGGTTCCCATGAAGAACACGGCCGCTCCCCGCGACATCACGAACCGCGCCACGGTCGCCTGACCCATCTAGGCGCGAGCCGGTCGCTGCCTGGCGGTGCGACCGGCTCGCTTCACATCCACCGCCAGGACAACCGCCAGGAGAAGAAGCATGGACGGCACTCAAATCACCACCGACGACATCGGCAAGCCGGAACTCATGGCCTGGGCGGAGGCGAACGGCCTCAACCCGCGCAGCATCACGATGCAGTCCGGCTGCCTACCCGAAGTTTGGGGAGACTGCATCTTCTACGGCTACGTGCCGCAGGACGAGGACGGCAAGGACCTGTACGACCAGTTCCACAGCCGACTTTTCGTCGTTCCGCGCACCAAGAAGGTGGCTCCGCTACCTGACGGCGTCGGTAGGGCGATCGAGAAGTGCGAGCAGATCCCACCGCATGAGTGTCCGACCTGCGAGGCGGCGGAAACGTCCGAGAAGGTAGTCGTCTGATGGGCGTCGCACTCAAGGATCTCAAGGGCAGGGTCAAGCGTCCCGTCCGGTCGGTCAGCATCTGCCTCGACGGCGAGTTGTGGGCTCAGCACGACGAGCTCACGGCAAAGCTGGACGAACTGAACCAGCAGAACCCCGGCAAGATGGGGCAGGCGTCCGGCGCGGTCGAGGTCGCAGCGGAACTGCGCACCGTCGAAGAGGCCATGAAGGCCTCCGAGGTGACGCTGGAGTTCCGCGGCATCTCCACGTACCAGCTGAACGAGATCCAGGCCAAGTACCCCGCCAAGGACGGCCGGTCAGGCTGGGACGTCAACGGCGGGGCTCATGCCCTGATCGCTGCCTGCGCGGTGGAGCCGACCACTGAGGCGGAGGCCAAGGAGTTCCTCGAAGAGGCGCACCAGGCCGTCGCCGACAAGCTGGTCAGCGTGGCGTGGCTCGCCACCACGGGGAGCAGTGACGTCCCTTTCTCCGCGCGCGCCTCCGAGTTGATTCGCGGTACCGGCTCGAACTAGAGCAGGCGCGCGCCTACGGGGTGCCGCACTCGGTGCTCACCGGGCGTCCTACTCCGCCGCCCGGTGAGCCCCTCTTCACCGAGGAGGACACGGCTGGGGCTATCGCCCTGGCCGAGGAGGAGCGGGACACGTGCCCGTCCTGCGGCCACCTGAAGGTTTGGTGCCGGGACCAGGAAAACCGTTTCTCATTCGAGCCGCACCAAGAGTTCTGCTGGGCTTCGTACCGGCTGGCGGATCACCGCAAGGCGGAGATCGAGAAGATGAGCGACTCGCAGCGGGCGTCAGTCCAGGTGGCGGCCCGTTTCCGCGAAGGCCACGAGCCGGACATCGAGGCCGGGCTAGGCCTGCCCGATGACCAGCAGGACGACGGCGAGTAGCGCCGCCGCAGCAAACACCCATGCCAGCAGATTGATCTGCGACATCAGCGCGGTCTGCTTCCTGGCCTCCCGCAGAAGTTCTTGCTGGACGTCTACCCCCGGCTCAGCCATGCCCGAGAACATACCGAGAGTGGAGGCGCTGCGTGGCGAATCGCACCGTCTCCGTGAACCTGGTCGCCAACATCGGCCAGTACGTCTCTGGCGTGAACGCCGCGGCTGGTGCGACCACCCGACTCGGCGCGTCGGCTACGGAATCGACCCGCAGTGCGCGGTCGGGATTTGACCTTGCCAGCAAGGGCGCCGTGCTCATGGGCGCTGCTGTGGTCGGCGGTATGGCTTTGGCCATCGGCAAGTCGATGGAGTTCGAGAAGTCGATGTCCGCTGTCGGCGCGGCGACAATGGCCACCACGAGTGTTCTCGGGGACCTCCGAGAAGCTGCCATGAGGGCCGGCGCCGACACCCAGTATTCGGCGACTGAGGCCGCCAACGCGATCACGGAAATGGCCAAGGCTGGGGTGTCCGCGAAGGACATCATGGGTGGCGGCCTGTCCGGCGCCCTGGCGTTGGCTGCGGCCGGGCAGATCGACGTCGCCGAGGCCGCGGGAATCGCTTCTACGGCGATGACCCAGTTCAGCCTCACCGGCAAGGATTTGCCGCACGTCGCCGATCTGCTCGCCGCCGGTGCCGGTAAGGCGATGGGTTCGGTCGACGACCTCGGCATGGCCCTGAATCAGGCGGGCCTGATTGCCTCTGCCGCGGGCATGTCGATCGAGGAGACCACCGGCACGCTCGCCGCCTTCGCCTCCGCGGGCCTGCTCGGTTCCGATGCGGGCACGTCGATGAAGACGATGCTGCAGAAGCTCCAGGCGCCATCCAAGGAATCGGCCGAGACGATGTCGCAGCTCGGCATCAACGTATACGACGCCAACGGCAACATGCTGGGCATGGCAGGGATCGCCGGCCAGCTCCATACGCGCATGAGTGGCTTGACGCAGGAGCAGCGAAACGCCGCCCTCGCAACCATCTTCGGCTCGGACGCCGTGCGCGCCGCCAACGTTCTCTACAAAGAGGGCGCAAGGGGCATCGAAGAGTGGACCACCAAGGTCGACGACCAGGGGTACGCCGCCGAACAAGCCGCAAAGCTCAACGACAACCTCGCGGGCGACCTCGAGCGGCTCGGTGGAGCTTTCGACACCCTGATGATCTCGATGGGTTCCGGCGCCCAGGGTCCGTTGCGGTTCCTGGTACAGGGCTTCACGAATCTGCTGGACGGGGTCAGCAGCTTGGGCGCCCCCCTGTCGTCGCTGGCCGGCTTCATCGGGGACAACAAGGAAGTTGCGATCGCGCTGGCGACCGTGCTTGCCGTCCAGTTGGCCGGCGGCATCGGCGCGGTGACGGTCGCCTTCAACAGCATGATCCTCACGCCGGTTGTGCTCGGCTTGTCTGCCGTGCTGGGCGGAGCTGGTGCGGTGGCGACGTTCTTGACGGGCGGCTTTAGCGCGGCGGTATCCGCTGCGAGCACTGCGCTCATGGGTTTGATGGCGACTGCCGCCCCTCTTGCCGCCGTCGCGTCCATCGCGTACGCGGTCGTGCAGACCATCGACTTCGCCACCGCGGCCGGAGATGCGCGCGACGAAATCCACGACATGTGGGGAGCGGTCGAAGACGCGCGCGGCGTAGAGCAGTTGGACGCGCTGTCGGGGGTTGTCGACCAGATTGAAAGCAAGATCCGCAGTCTCAACCAGGAGCTGCCAAAGACCGAGGGCGCCTTCCAGGGCCTCTTGGCGCCGCTGGGTGCACTCGAGAACGGCGGCACGCTCAACGCTCTGGACGAGTACGAGGCCGCCCTGCGACGCGCTAAGGAGCAGCAGGAACAGGCGTCCCATACCGCCGAGGTGCTGGGCAGGAAGTTCCATCTGACGGGCGACGAGGTCATTGACCTTGCAGGCAAGTACGACATCGACCTGACCGGTTCGCTTTCCGAGACGCGGGGGAAGTTCGAGGCCTTCTACACCGCCGAGTACGGCACCACGCCGATCGACGCAGCCAACGCGACCGGCGCCGCGATGGTGTCCGCGAAGACGTTGACGGAGGAAGCGGGCAAGGCCCAGGAAGACTTCATCGCAGACGTCGCGGAGGCCATGGCGGGCTTCGTCGAGCCGCTCGCCGCCTACACGGGGCTGCTGGAGGAGAAGAAGACGGCAGACCGGGAGGCCGCAGAAGCCACCGCCGCGTCAACGGAGGACTCCTCCGACTCGTGGAAGGACTACATCACCACCGTCACCGTTTCCTTCGACGAGTACATGGCCCGGCTGGGAGAGCAGGTGCTCGCACAGGCCAACTGGCAGACCAACATGCTTCAGTTGGCCGGCCGGGTGTCGCAGGGCACCTTGGACGAGCTGGCGCGGATGGGCCCCGAGGGTGCCCCGTTGGTCGCCGATCTGGTGACCCGGTCGGATGCCGAGCTGGCCCACTTCAGTGAACTCGCCGCGCAGCGGTCCGATCAAGCGACCGGCGCGTGGGCCGCGAGGCTGACTGCAGCACAGCCGGTTCTTGCCGCGATCGCCAAGACGGCCGGGCAGGGTGTCGTCGACTCGCTGGCGGCGCAGTTGCAGGCCGGCACGACGACGGTGGCCCAGATTATGGCCCAGTACGGCCTCACTGCGGCAGGCGGCCTCAACCCGATCCTGAAGTCTCTCGGCCACACCGAGATCGCCTTCAAGAACGGAACCTTCAACGGCTTCAACATGTACGAGGGCGGTTACACGGGCGACGGCGGCAAGTACGAGCCGAAGGGCATTGTCCACGGCGGCGAGTACGTGCTGACCAAGGATCAGACGTCGCGCCTCGGTATCGACCGCATCGAGGCGTTCGCCAACGGCTACGCGGGCGGCGGTTACGTCACCGCAGCCGACGTGCCCAAGCCCTACTCCACGGCGCCCTACCAAATGCCGATCTCCACTGTTGGCGATGCCGTCATGCAGAAGGAGTACGACGTAACGACGGCGTGGGTCACTGCCAACGCTGGCGTCGCGGGCAGCGGGTCCGTCGGTGGCGGCTGGCAGTCCATCGCGAGCCTCGTGCAGGCCGCGATCCCGCAGGCCCGCATCAACTCCACTTTCCGTCCGGGCGACCCTGGTTACCACGGCCGTGGAAAAGCTGTGGACTTCGGATACGGGTCCGGTCCGGGTGGGGCGGGTTCCGCCGGGTTGGCGTCGATCAACCGGTTCCTACACGACGGGTACGGGAGCAGTCTCGCCGAGCTCATCTACGACGGCATCGGCGACGACCGGCCCGACCTGAAGAACGGGAAGCCGCTCACCTACTCCGCCAGTACCCAGGCTGAGCACCGCAACCACGTTCACGCCGCCACGTATGACCAGGGCGGATGGCTGCAGCCGGGCTACACGATGGCCTACAACGGCACTGGTGGCCCCGAGCGGGTATTGACCGGACGGGAGTTCTCGGGTGCGGGTGGCGGCGGTGGCGGAACCTCTCCGGCCGAAATCAGTCGCCTGGCAGCCGAGATCGCCCACATCCTGTCCAGCAAGCCGACGGTGGGCACGATCGTGACCCAGCGCAACGAAACCGGCCCCGAGCTGGCCGAGCGTCTTGCGTTCATGGCTAGGACCGCGTAGTGGCCGACACTGAAGTGACCTGGCGGGGGCTGAAACTCGGCGGGGACACCGGATACATCCTCAACGAGGTCACCGGTTGGGAAGACCGTCCCGCGGTTACTGACTACGACACCCCCCGCTCCCGCGGGCATGGCGACCACATCGGTGACCTGTTCTCCCGTTCTCGGATCGTCACGGTGTCGGGGAAAATCGCCGACGCCTCTGGTCGGGACGCCATGGCTTTGGCGCTACAGGGTGTTTCGACGGTCAGCAGCACGATCGAGGATCTGACGATCGACCTGCTGGGCCGTTCTCTGACGGCCGGCGGTCGCATCATCCAGTCGTCGGTGGCAATCGGGATGAACTACTCGGTGGGCGAGATCCCGTTCGCCTTGCAGTGGAAGTGTCCGGATCCGCTGCGTTATGGCCCGGCTCAGGCTGCGGCATCGACGGGTTTGCCGACGTCGAGCGGCGGCATGGTGTTCCCGATGGTGTTCCCGATGGATCTCGGGACGTCGGGGGATTCGGGTCGGATTGTGCTGTCGAACAGCGGCACTGCTCCGGCGCCGATTCTGGCGACCATCACCGGCGGTCTGCCATTCGGATATGAGATCTCTTCGGGTGGCCAGCGGCTTCGGTATGAAACGGGGGTTCCGGCCGGGGAGACGCTGACGTTGGACACGGCGGAGGGCACGGTTCTGGCGCAGGGGACGGCGGATCGTCGGGCGAACCTGACGATCGCGGATTGGATTCAGGTTCCGCCGTTGTCGTCGATCACGTTGCAGTTCTCGTCGCTGGGTGGGGCGTATGACCCGGCGGCTCGGCTGACGGTGCCCGCATTCCGGCCCGCGTCGTGGTGACGGGCTACTTACTTGGGTTGGCCACGCTCCCTGTGGTTTTCGGAGCTGTGTTCCTCGCGGCAATCACTTTTGAGACCGGCACCGAGATCGAGTGCCGGGTCTGCCGCTACAACACGGGCCCGATGCGGAAGACCCGACGCATCACGTGCTGGACCCGTTGGCGCTGGCACAAACTCACGACCGGTCACCACACGCGGCGGTGGATGCGTAGTCACATGCCCCAAGCATCCCGCCCAACGACGACGAGATGAGGTGCTTTCCGAGTGGTCAGGTCACCCGCCATTCGCGCCGCCGCCGAGCGACGCGGTATCCGAACCGACGACGTCACGTTCACCAGCTACGAGTGGGCTGACCACAAGATCACCCTGCGCCACAGTGACGGTGAGGTCTCCTCGTTCCACCTTGAGGACGCTGACCGACCGCCGCCGTGCCCGACCTGTGGCCGCTAGATGGTGACCACGTCCCTGCTCATCGGGGAAGTGATGACCGGGCGCATCACCGTCACGCTCGACGGTGGCGAAGTGCCCAAGGCGCTGCGGTGGACCGACACCCTCAACGCCGCCGGGGCCATCGACGGCGTCACCATCCCCGAGGCCGTCGTCCGCAAGTACGACCTGCGGCAGATGACCCACGGTGTCCGCTGCTTCATGGCCGTCGAACAGGACGGGCGCATCAAGCAGGCCGGGCCAATCTGGTCCCGCACCTGGGACTGGGAGAAGGGCGAACTCACCCTCGGAGCTTCCGGGATCTGGTCGTGGCTGGACAAGCGCATCATCCTGCCGCTGATCAGCTCCATCCCCATCCAGAAGACGACGCTGGAGATCTCCGGGAAGTCGTTGGGTGGCATCGCCCGCGGCCTGGTCGCTGACTGCATCGGGCAGTACGGCTCCATGGTGCCGATCGTCCTGCCAGCCGACGAGGCCGGGGGCCACACGGAGACGTTCCGGCTGTGGTCGCTGCCCCGCTACGGGGAGCAGCTCAAGCAGATCACGCAGCGCGCCACGGATGCCCCGGACATCGCCTTCCGTGCCCGCCGCAAGACGGATCCACGGTTCATCGAGTGGGTAATGCAGGTCGGCACGGAGGCGTTCCCGAGTTTGAGCCAGGGCGGCCCCGACTGGGTGTTCGACGCCTCTTCCCCAAAGTCGCCGGTGCGCGGTATTTCCACCGACGAGGACGCCAACGACATGGCCCAACTGGTGTGGGTCACCGGCAACGGGCAGGAGGAGGACATCCCGCTCACCAACGCCGTGGATCCGTCCCTGGTGAACCTCGGGTGGCCGCTGACGGAGGCCGACGAGTCCCGGTCCACAGTGGAAGACCAGGCCACCCTCAACGGGCACGCGGCCTCGCTGCTGGCCCGCTCCGCCCGCCCCATCGAGATCTACAAGGTGACTGTGTCCGCGGCTGCGGCCCGCGAGGTGGCGGCCGGCGACTACGCCCGGGTGATCACCAAGGGCGCCCCGTGGCTCGGTGACATGAACAAGACGATGCGCGTCCGGCAGGTGTCCGGCGGCCTGTCCGACGACTACGTACTGGAGATGTTCCCGATGCAGGCGAGTCTGTGACGGACAACGCGGGCGTCCCCCGCGACTTCTTGGGCGTCATTCAGAAGATGATCGAGGACGCGGTCGCGAAGCTCGCCCGCTCGGGGATGCTCCGCAACGCCTCGATCACTGGTGGAACGCTCACCATCAAAGAGGGCGGCACCCTAAAAGCGCGGTACCCGGCGACCCTCGGCGGCGGAGTCGGCGTCTTCTTCGGCGATGTGATCAATGCCGGGACGGGCGCTTACGTAGGGACGGGCCTGCTCATGCAGGCGCCCAACGGCTACGACATCGCCTCGTTCAGGTCCGATGTCACGACGGGTACCAGCATCGCGGTTATCCGCGACGGCCAGCAGAACGCCGTGTTCTACACGGACACGGTGACGGGCCAGGGACTCGGTCGCCCCTATCTGCCGTTCACGTTCTACTCGGCCCGCTTCACCGACACCCCGTCGGTCACCATCTCGGCCACCTTCGAGACGCTGTGGACGGCGGACACGTACAAGCAGCTTGCGGGCATGTTCGTCGGCGCGGCCTCACTGGCGGACGCCGGTACTGCCGGTGAGGTGCGGGTGCTGGTCAACGGTGTCCAGTTGGGGACAACACAGGCGGTGTCCTCGGTGGCCGCAGCGCACTCGTTCGGCGCTGCGGCGGTTGCCGGCGCCCACATGGCTGCGCAGGGTGTGGAGATACAGGCCAGGGTGACCAGCGGCGCTGGCTCCCTGCGCGTCCTCCCCCAGGCGGGGTTCAGCCTGCCCGTCTAGTCGGCGGCGGGCGGAACGTAGCCGGGCTCACCCGGAATCTTGGGCGCGGGCGGCAGCGGTAGGTAGGGGACGCCGTTCGGCGCGGGCGCGGGCGTGTAGTTCCCGTCCGCTCCGGTGGTGCCGATGGACTCGGGGTCGACGATCTCGGGCTCTGCTGCGGGCGCGGGTTCGGTCACAGCAGCAACGGTAGCGGCCGGGACCTCCACAGCGGGGGGTGCGATCGGCACCTGCGTGGTCGTGGCGGGCACCTCAGTTACCGCGGCGGGCGCGTCGGTGGTGGTCGCCGCCGCCGTCTCGGTGGGCGCCACGTAAACGCTCTCGTCGGACGTCGGCTGCACCTGGCCGCCGATCGCGCCGGATGCGAGCGCGCCACCGATCCCCAGCGTCAGCACTGCACCGACGCCTGCGCCGATCACCGGCAGCGACTTCAACTTCACGACGACTCCCCTATGTAGCGGACTGCTCACCGTAGCGGTCCTAAAGCGTCCTGTAACTAGCTCGACACATCTAAGAGGAGCGCCGCCTGATGTCAGATGCAAACGGCACCCCGGCAGTTGCCGGCGTCGGCGTCGTCGACGGCAAGGACTACCGCATCAACCAGGCCGGTCTGATCGCCCCGCAGACGTCCTCGCTGGCCGTCCGCACAGGCGTGATGATCGCGCCAGGGTCGACGGCGCTGGTCACCGGCACGGCTGCCACCGGCACCATGACTGTGTCGATCGCCGCGCACCACTGGGTGACCACCCGGGGCACCGCGGACGGCATCTACCTGGGGGCGAAGGAAGCGGCGGGCACGGTCAATATCGCCGCCGCGCCGGGTGCCAACTCGCGCATCGACGTCGTGTACGTCCGCCAGACGGACGCCAGCAGCACCATCTCCCCGGACGCTGCCACCGCCGAGGAGTACGGGGTCGTGACCGGCACCGCCGCCGCCTCCCCGACGAAGCCTCCCCTGACGTCCGTGCCGGGCGCTGTCGAGCTGGCCACCGTCACCGTCGCCGTGGGCGCCACCGCCACCAACGGCGCCAACGTGACCATCAACAACACTGCGCTGCAGGTGTCCGCCCGAGGTGCCCGCGTCTGGGTGCACAACCAGGCCGAGCGGGACGCCCTCACCGCCTTCCCCGGCCTCGAGGTGTACCGCATCGACACCGGGGCCGTGGAGACCTACCCGATCTCGGGCAGCACCTGGGCGTCCGTAATCCCCGGTATCGCCCTCCCCCGGGCCCGGCAGACGTCCACCCTGACCGGCAAGGCATCGGCCACGCAGGTCGGGTTCGGTACCACCGCCGAGCTCACGACCACGGCCAACCGGTCGGGGTTCTTCACCGAGGTCGCCGACGGCATCCAGCTCACCCTGACCGGTCTGTACGCGGTGAACGTGCTCACCCAGATCACCGGCACCACCTCGGCCGGCCCGTCGTCGCAGACCCTGTTCGGCGCCACCGACGCCACGGTGCTGGCCCGGCA